GTTTTTGTTCCCTACAAAGATAATACCTTTATTTGGTTCTCACAAGTTTATTCACAATAAATGTTAATTATTTTTTTAATAATACCCACAAGGTAACCCCAATACTCTCGCTCTATCTTTTTTATCAATAGAAGTTCTACAAGAATATTTATCTGTTTTGTATTTTCTTGTTATAAAATACGCTCTTTTTTCCTCTGTTCCATCTTCGTGCTTTACATAAAAATGAAAGTAATCTTTTTTACCAAATGTAGTTGGCTGGTATTCATTAGAATTTTTGTGATTGAATAAATTACTAAAAAGTTCTTTCATATCTCTTCTTGCATATTCAATATTTGCATACTCTTGAAAAGTATTTATTGTTTCGTATCTCGTTTCTGCAAAGTTTATAATATAAGCCATAATAAAAAAAATTAAAGTTGTTGCTTCATTGCAACACCGCAATATAAAACAAATAAATGTAACTGCCAAACTTATTAACAAAAAATGTTTATTATTTTTTTATTGAATGAATTGCCTTCGCTATTTCCTTTATTTTTGATAATACTTTTTTCATTGTTTTATTGAATTGCATATCTCCCAAAGTTAGGTTTACTCAATACAGAATAAGTAGCGTATCTGACCGAATCGATAATGTGGTCGTTCTTTGCAATTGGTTTATTTATCATCTTACCACTTCTATCCTCTTGCCATTTGTAGTTCCTAAACTCTTGTATAGCATTATGACTATCTTTCTCTATATGTATTTTAAAGCGTTTTAAGAGGTCTATACCAGCATTTATACTATCAGCACCTTTTAAACTTGGTCTTACGTTAAAACCCATTCTTCTTAACTCCTCAATCAATCTTGGTTCAGCACTATCAAAGTATATTGTTTCTCTTTCAATACCTATCTCCTTCCATTTTCTACTGATGTCATAAGTAGTCATTTGTGTTTGGTATATGTGTTCTTTTATGTAGAGGTTGTGTTCTTTCTTGTAAACAGAAACTAAAGTAGTAGGGTCATTACTATAACCAGCATCTGCTCCGTAACTTATAAACTCTGCATCGTGTGGTATATGGTTCACTTCTGTATAATTAAATATAGTAGCTTTAGAGATACCTTTTAAACCTAAACCATAAATTTGCCAATAGGTTTCATCTGTTTCTTTTAAACGTTCTATTTCCTCTGTAATGCTTTTATTAAGGAAGCTATTATCCAGATAAGTAGTAATATAAAAATCGGCATCTTCTCTTGGTATTACCTTGTCATAAATCCAATGGTATTCATCTGATGGATTAAAATCAAGAATTATTTTATCTTCTGTTCTAAAAATTAACTGTTGCCAGTCTTCGTAATCTAATTCATTCGCCTCATTTATAAATAGTAAGTTCCTTTTTCTACCTCTTACCTTTTGTGGCTGGTCTAAAGATATAAACTCAATAAGGTTACCATTTAACTTATATTCGTGGTTAGATTTATTATGATTTAATTCTGAATAAGATTTATACAATTTTAATATATCTAAAAAATCCCTCATTACAGAACTACGAACTGCTGGAAATGTTTTCCTACATATCGTAACTGTCTTACCAGTATTCTCTAAACAGTATTTAAAGATAATATACAAAAGAACGTTATAGGTTTTACCGCTTCTGGTTCCACCTTGCTCTATTGTAATCTTCTTATCTGATTCTAATAAGTGTTCAAAAACAACATTAGTTTTTATCTCCACGCTTTATTATCTCTATTTCAAATTTAGAAGGCATTCCATCTGCACCAGTTATCTCTTGTCTTTCTACATAACCTCTATTCTTACCTTTTGTCTTTAGGTAGAATATTGTTTCAGATGTTTTTCCATTCTTTATGTTTTCAAACAATTTACTCTCTACAAAATCTAATGCAATGTTTTCAATATCCTTTACTTGCCTTGCAAAATCTTCATCATCTTTTAACCATTGGTAAAATGTTGTTCTTCCTACTCCTACTATCTTACAAGCAGTTGTAACAACTCCTAACGATTTTTCTAACGCTTCTATAATTGCTTTTTTATGGTGTTCTGTTCTGTTTTGGTTTTCTTTCATTTTTTTTTACTAAATATTTTTTTTATTCAATAACTTGTCGTATATTGTCATCTCAAATGCGGTGGTAGTGTAAAAGTAACACATTTAACATCCAGTTAAAAGATGGCGTTCATATCGACCTCACCGCTCTAATCATTGACCCTCCTCTCTTGGAGGGTTATTTTTTCCCCTTTATACATTCCTGCACCTTGTTTATCTATTTCTTTAAAATCTAATATATCTTTATCAATAACACATTTTTTATCTATTAAATAAATATATTTTAATTGGTGTCCCTCAATAGGTTTTGCTTGTCCTGTTTCTATTAAGTGTCTTGAAAAATATTTACCATTTACACTTGGATAATTTTTATTGTCTAAACTTTTTTTAGCAATAATTTTACCGTTCCAGTTAAGTATTTGATTATTTTTTTTAAGTCCAATTAATTTAAAACCACTTGCTCTATAAATAGTTCCATCTCCACATTGTGAGGCATCAGCAAAAGATACAATCCATTTTATATGTGGTGCATTCTTTTTTATTAATTTAATACTAATTGCAATGCATCTGCTTTCTGAATACTTTGGTAGGTAGTCATCAAAAGCCATTCTGTTTAATTCTATAAACTCATTCCAACCTGTATCCTTAACGGCTAATTTTACTTTAGATTTATCCATTGAATTACCATAACTCATAACTCCGTGCAACTTACCATCTAAAAAACAACCAAAATGTAAAGTACTGTTAGGTACTACCTTTCCACTATAATGATTTAGCTTTACAAACTCATTAGCTATCTTACTTGGTATAACCTTGACTATTATTTCCTTTGCCCTGCCCATTGTGATATAATTAAATAAAGTGCGTTACCATTACTATTTTCATTTCCAAAGGTTTCTACATAATTGTATTCCTCTGTTTTCTTTACATCAGCTATTGCATTTTTTATTTGCTCTGCTTGTGCATCTGCAAGAGTATATGTCTGTTGTTGAAATGGTGCTTTATCTCCATCAGGTAAACTAAAGTTATCACTTAAATCATCTTCATCAACATCAAAACCTATTACCTCCATTCCCCAATCTTCTAACTGTTGCGTATTCCATTCATTACCTAAAATATTCCAATCCCATTCTCCAAACCCTACATTATCTTTTACTATAAATTCTCTTTGTTGTTGTTCTGTTAAGTCATCAGCTTTCAAAACCCATACTTCTTTTAGTCCAGCTTCCTTACACGCTTTTAAACGCATATTTCCACCAAGTACAACCATATCGGTATTCACTACGATAGGTCTTAATTTTAGCATCTCTGGAAACTCCTTAATTGATTTTACAAGTTTCTTAAATTTGTAATCCTTTATAAATCTTGGATTGTTTTCATTAGGTCTAACCTCTTGAATATTTATTAGTTGCATATTAGTATATAGTTAATTATTTGTTTTTTTAATCTAATTTTAAAAAGTCAGCAGATTCGTGTTCCATAAGCCAATCTTGGTTTTCTTTGTATTTATCTATTACTGCATCAATCATAACAAGTTCATCTATATCAGAATTCTTTATCTTATCTATTAAAGAGGTTATCTTTCTTAATACATTTGTAGTCATTTCTTGGTTGTTTAGGTAAACGATATTGTAATCATCTTGTACATATCCTTCCAACATATTTAAAAACTTGTTACCTTGTTGTTTTATATTGTGTCTGTATTTGTTTGTACCTTGTAAATCTTCTATTGCTTCTATTGTAAGTTGTCCTAACAATACTGCTTTTAAGTAATCTAATTGTTTATCATTTTTCATATTATACTGTTTCCGTTTCTATTATTTCTTCTACTCTATTTAAACACTTTGCAATAGTATCAAACTGCATTTCATTCCTTTTACTTACTAACTGCTTCTTTTTTTCTGTTAAGTCATTTAAGTTATTGTAAATTGTTTCTAATTTAGGTAACAACCGTAACACTTCTGTTTTCTTATGTAATTTATTTTTTAATTTGATATTCTCAAACACTATGTAAGCATAAGAATCTTGAGGTAAATTTTCAACCTTACCAAAGTGTAAAAGTGCTTTATCAACATCTTCAGTATTTAAATGATGTAATACATTATTTAGTGAGTGTATTACTCCAGAATGGTCACGCCCTACTGACTCCCCTATATTTGAAAGACTTTCTTTTGTTAATTCCCTACATAACTTATAGTATAAACATCTTGCTTCTACATAATTTCTTTTTCTTGTGTTTTTTAATATATCTAAATTATAAACTTGGTTTACATATTCTTTTATTGATTCTATCATTTTAATTTCACTCATATTGTCTAATTTAGTTTGTTCTTAATTTTAATAAATTGTAGCACTCTATGTACCTTTGTTTTGCTTTTCCTTTATGCACCTCTTTAAATAGTTCGTACATCTTCTTTGTGTATTGGTAATGGCTTGTGCAGTCAGATAAATACTTTTCTGCAAACTTCTTACCCTTACCTTTAAAATAGTTTACATTATCAGCAGTATCTCCTATAATCATCTGCTCATATAAATTATACATTGCTTCATCTTCTGTAATGTCATAAACTACTTTGTGCTTGTAATGGTAGTTATACATTAAACAAGGGAACTGTTTGTAATCTTTATCTATTGATACAATCATTACTTCATCTCTACCAAATTCGTTGGATAAATCATACCAATATCTTGCTACCATATCATCTGTCTCTACACCATATCCGTAAATAGAATTATGATTATCTTTTACGTGTTTATGAACCTCGTTTAATAATGGTGGTTTCTGTTGGTTTGTTCTATTGGCTTTGTACTTCTTTGTTATTAGCTTTCTAAAGTTACCTAACGAACCACTAAATATAAGTACTTGGTCTATCTCATAATGTTCTTCGAGTTCATTAAC